GGATCGGGTGGCCGCACGGCAACCGGCGGCGGCCCGGCCAGCTGGAGGCACGATGGCAGCGCCGCTGGCATTGCGGATCTGGTGGGCAACGTCTGGGAGTGGCAGGACCAGTTCAAGATCGTGGATGGTGAGATTTTCTGCACCACCGACAACGCCTACACCGCCGAAGAAGCCAACTGGCAGTCTGCGGGGCACTTCCTGAATAACGTGGCGGGAACACTCACCCTGGACAATGCCCAGGGGACACCGACAGACGCTGGCCTTTCGACTACCTGGAACGCCTTGGCCAAAGCCGCAGGCTACACGGAAGGCGATCTGATGAAGCGCCTGATGGTCAGCCCGCAGACGGAAACGGAAGCCCAGGGCCGGCTCTACGCGAACACGTCAGGCGAGCGCCTTCCGTTTCGTGGCGGCAGCTGGAGCAACGGCTCCGATGCCGGGCTGGGCGCGCTGCTCTTGAGCCACCCGCGCTCGTACTCGAGCACGAGCTTCGGTTTCCGGCCCGCTTTTGTCGGCTGATCTCTGATCCTTGCCATCTGACAGGGCGCACGACAGTGCGCCCTTACTAATTGTGGACAGCCATGCACAACCTGAAAATTGCCCAAAAACTGGAAGACATGGAGGTTTACGGGCGTGCTGCCCTGCAGCACTTCCCGAAGGCCGAGAAGCATGTTTCCAGCGCAGAGCTCCGCCAGATCATGACGGAACTCATGCGGCTGACCATCAAGGCGGGCCGGCAGCATCACAAGAAGTCCGTACTGGGCGCGCTGTCCGATGAACTGGACGTTATGCGCTATCGGATCCGGGTGGCCATGAAAGAAGGCCACCTGCCGATGAAGAAGTACGAAGTGTGGAGCCGGCACCTGGATGAAGTCGGGCGAATGGTGGGTGGCTGGATCAAAAGTGTAAAGGGTTAGCCACACAGCGCCTTCCGTATCGTGGCGGCAACTGGAACAACGGCTCCAATGCCGGGCTGGGCGCGCTGAACTTGAACAACCCGCGCTCGAACTCGAACACGAACATCGGTTTCCGGCCCGCTCTTGAGGTAAGCCAGAAGCTGCACGGCCAAGGCTTTGCAGACAGCGCACCTTCAAAAGGGTGGCTAATCCCCGGCCAAGCGCCGAAACATAAACAGGCGCCGGTAGTGTAGTAGCCCAGGCAAGGCTCTTCCGGCGCCACCCTGCCAAGGACCCCCATGAAAACCTACGACAACATCTACCCGCACATCTACGATTTCGAAAGCCTGTACAACGGCTATCTCAAAGCCCGCAAGGGCAAGCGGCACCACGCCGAAGTCCTCAAATTTGAAAGCAACCTGGAAGGCGAGCTCATCCAGTTGCAAAACGAACTGATCTGGGGCGAATACCACACCGGCCAGTATCGGGAATTCTACGTCTATGAGCCCAAAACCCGGCTGGTGGCTGCGCTGCCCTTCCGGGATCGCGTAGTACAGCACAGCCTGGTGGCCGCCATCGAACCCATCTGGGAGAACCGGTTCATCCACCACAGTTACGCCTGCCGACCGGGCCGGGGCATGCACTCCGGAGCCCTGCAGGCCCAGAAGTGGCTCAGGCAGGTAGAGCGCAACCACGGCCGCGCCCATGTCCTGAAGGCCGACGTGCGCAAGTACTTCCCGTCGATCAACCACGACATACTACTGAAGCTGCTGGCCCGCCGGATCGCCTGCCGTCGCACCATGGCCCTGCTGGAATCCATCATCCATTCCTGGGGCCCGGGCCTGCCGATCGGCAACCTGACCAGCCAGCTTTCCGCCAATGTCTACCTGCATGAACTGGACCAGGAAGTAAAGCAGGGGCTGCGGGAACCCTTCTACATGCGCTACATGGACGACTGGATCATAGTGCACCACGACAAAGAGCACCTGCACCGGACGCGCCGGCACCTGGAGCGATGGCTCAAAGACAATCTGGCCCTGGAACTGAACGGCAAAACGCAGGTGTTCCCGGTGGGCACCAGGAACGGCCGTGCGCTGGACTTTCTGGGGTATCGGATGTGGACCACACACCGGCGGCTGCGTAAGGGCAGCGTGCGCAGAATGAAGTCCAGGCTGAAGATCATGCAGAGGGAGTACGCGCAAGGGAAAATTGGCCAGACAGAAATCCGCAACCGGATCAACTCATGGATAGGTCACGCCAAGTTTGCAGACACCTACCGGATCCGCTCCATGCTCCTGAGCCGGGCAAGCTTTATGCGCTCCGGAACTTGTGCAAACGACCCTGACAACAAGGAGCGGTGGAAGCACACGGCTTAACGGTCATCATGGCAGCTATACCCCGGCAAAACCAGATCAGGAGGCGTCATGCCCGACCAATACCACCACGGGGTCCGAGTGCTCGAAATCAACGAAGGCACCCGGACCATCCGCACCGTTGCAACCGCCATCATCGGCCTGGTGGCGACCGCTCCGGAAGCGTCCGCTGGCGTTAAAGCCGAGGCCGCAATCCGAACCATCGCCGAAAACGGCGACATTCTCTACACCGCCATGGAGCCCGGTACCGCCGGCAACCAGATCCGCGTTCGCTACGTGGACCCAGGCACGGCCTCTGCTGCCCTGGAAGTCACCGTGGCTGGCAACGACATCACCGTGACCCTCGCCACCGACCTTGAAGCGGCGATCACCAGCACGGCACAAGACATCGTGACCGCCGTCAACGGCAGCGCTGAAGCCTCCGCCCTGGTCTCTGCAGCTCTGGACGCTGGCAACACCGGCGCCGGCCTGGCCAACATCGTGGACTACACGGCCCTCAGTGGCGGCGAAAACGAAGCCTTCCCGCTGAACACCCCGGTACTGGTCACCAACGTTCTGGACGCCCTTGGCGATGCTGGCACAACCGGCACGCTGCCCGCCGCCCTGGACGCCATTGCAGACCAGGCCAGCGCCATTGTGGTGGTGGTGCGGGTAGAGGAAGGCACAGAAGCCACTCAAACCGAAGCCAACGTGATTGGCACGGTAACCCCGGCAGGCAAGAAGACCGGCCTCAAAGCGCTGCTGGCAGCGGAACAGAACCTGGGCGTGAAGCCTCGCATCATTGGTGTACCAGGCCTGGATACCGAGAACGTCACCGCTGAAGCCATCGGCATTGCCCAGAAGCTGCGGGCCTTTGTGTACGCCAGCTGCTACGGCTGCGCCACCCTCGAAGAAGCCATCATGTACCGCAACGGCTTTGGCGCCCGTGAACTGATGCTGATCTGGCCCGACTTCGTGGCCTTCAACGTCAATACCGCCACCAGCGGTACCGCCCACGCTGTGGCCCGCGCCATGGGGCTGCGCGCCAAGGTGGATCAGCAGGTAGGCTGGCACAAAACCCTGTCCAACGTGGCTGTGAACGGCGTCACCGGCATTGACAAGGACGTGCACTGGGATCTTCAGGACCCCAACACCGACGCCGGCCTGCTGAACGCCAACGAAATCACCACCCTGATCCAGCGTGACGGCTTCCGGTTCTGGGGCTCTCGCACCTGCAGCGCGGATCCGCTGTTCCAGTTCGAGAACTACACCCGCACCGCCCAGATCCTCGCAGACACCATTGCCGAGGCGCACATGTGGGCGGTGGACAAGCCCATGCACCCGTCACTGGCCAAGGACATCATTGAAGGCATCAACGCCAAGTTCCGCGAGCTCAAATCGCTGGGCCTGCTGATCGATGCCCGCGCCTGGTTCGATGCAGATGCCAACACCAAAGACACCCTGAAGGCTGGCAAGCTCTACATCGATTACGACTACACCCCCGTGCCACCGCTGGAAAACCTCCTGCTGAAGCAGCGGATCACCGACCGGTACCTGGTCGACTTCGCAGCGCGCGTGAACTCATAAGGAGCACTGAACTATGGCACTTCCCAAGAAGCTCAAGCACTTCAACCTGTTCGGCAACGGTGACAACTGGCAGGGCCAGATTGCATCGCTCACCCTGCCCCCCATGGTGCGCCAGATGGAAGAGTACCGGGGCGGCGGCATGAATGCCCCGGTCGACATCGACATGGGCATGGAGAAGATGGAGTTCAGCTGGACGCCGGCGGGCCTGATTCCGGAGCTGTTCGACAACTTCGGCACCAACCGCCTGGACAGCGACATGCTCCGCTTTGCCGGCAGCTACCAGCGCGACGACACCGGCGAAACCGTCCCGGTGGAAATCGTGGTTCGTGGCCGTCACCGCGAAATCAACATGGGCGATGCCGAAGCCGGCAGCGACAACACCCAGAGCATCACCACCACGCTCAGCTACTACAAGCTCACCATCGCCGGTGAAGACATTGTGGAAATTGACGTGACCAACATGGTCGAGCGCGTGCGCGGTACCGATCGCCTGGAAGAGCACCGCCAGAACATCGGCCTGTAAGGAGCCCGTAAGCCATGAGCAAGAACGAAGCCGTAACCGTCACCGTGGCCCTGGACACACCCGTCCAGCGCGACGGCGAGAAGATCGAAACCATCACCCTGCGCAAGCCGATGGCCGGGGAGCTGCGAGGCCTGAGCCTGGCCGACGTGCTGAACCTGGACGTGGACAGCATCACCAAGCTGGTACCGCGCATCAGCAATCCCATCCTCACCGAACACGAAGTCCGCAACATGGACCCGGCCGACCTGGTGGAAGCGGGCAAGGAGATCGCCGGTTTTTTGCTGCAGAAGCGGCACAAGGGGTAATCCCTCGCCGCGTTGACGACGCCATGGCAGACGTGGCCGCCATCTTTCACTGGCGCCCCGCTGACATGGCCGACATGACCATAGCTGAACTGATGGAGTGGCGGGAGCACGCCCGCAAGCGCAGCCAGCCGGAGGAATGATGTCTAAGAGCCTGGACCTTCAGGTCATCCTGGCAGCCCGCGACAAAGTCACCGGGCCGCTGAAGAAAATCAACGCATCATCCACCGGTACCGCCAAGGCTCTGAAGAAAAGCCAGCAGGAAATAAAGCAGCTTAAAGGTGCCCAGCGGGACGTTTCCTCGTTCCGGAAAATGGACCGCGCCATCAAGGACAACGGTACCGCCCTGTCTGCCTCTCAGGAGAAGGTGCGCCAGCTGGGCCAGGAGCTCAAGAGCACCAGCAAGCCCACCGCGAAACTCCGATCCGAATACAACAAGGCCCGCAAGGAAGTCGAGCAGTTCACCCGCAAGGGCCAGGACCAGCGCAAGGAGCTGGGCGCCGTTCGCAAGCGGCTGAAGGATGCCGGCATCAGCACCCGAAATCTGGCGGACGAAGAGCGCAGGCTGGCCGAACGCATGAAGACCGCCAACGACCGCATCCAGCGCCAGAAGCGACACCTGGAACAGCTGGGCAAGGCCGATGTCTCCGGGAAGTTCCGCAACATGACCGGTGAAGTCGGCAAGTTCGGGCGACGTACCGCCATGCTGGGTGGTGCGGCGGCTGCAGGCATCTTCGGTGTGGCCAACTCCACCGCCACCCTAGGCGATGAAGTCGCAAAGACCGGCGACAAGATCGGTATCGCCCTTGGGCCATTCCAGGAGCTGCGCTACGCGGCGGAACGATCCGGCGTGTCCACTCAGAAATTCGACTCCAGTCTGGAGCGCTTCGTGAAGCGAATGGGTGAAGCTACCCAGGGCACCGGCGCGGCGAAGAAGGCTTATGACGAACTGGGGCTTTCCGCTGAAGATCTCTCCAAGATGACGCCGGAAGACAGCCTGGGCGTAGTGGCCGATCGCCTGAGCTCCGTAGAAAACCAGTCACAGCGCGTAGCCCTGGCAGCCCAGCTGTTCGGGCGCGAAGGTGTGGCCATGGTCAACATGATGAAAGACGGCAGCGCAGGCATGGAGCAGCTGCGCAAGGATGCCAGGGCAACCGGTTACGCGATGACAGAGGATGCGGCCCGAGGTTCCGAGAAATTCAAAGATGCCCTGCTGGATGTCCAGCTGGGCATGAAGGGCATGAAGAACGTTATCGGTGCCGAGCTTCAGCCTGCCATCACCTCACTGATGAAAGACCTGTTCGGATGGATGAAGCAGAACAAGGGCGCGGTGGCGGCGTTCGCCAAACAGTTCGGCGCAAAACTGAAAAGCGCCGTGCCCGTCCTGAAAGATATCGCCAAGGGCGCGGCATCTACTGCCAGAACGCTGGGAACGATCACCAACGCGCTGGCCACGCTAGTAGGAGGGTTCGACAACCTGGGCATGATATTGGCTGCCGTATTAGCCCTGAAGCCCATTCTGGCCATAGCAGCGTTTGGCAAGGCCATCATCATGGCAGGTGTAGCGGCCTATGGGCTGGTGTCATCCATGGGCGCGGCTGCCGCTGCCGTCAAGGTTCTGAAGATCGCACTGATCACCAGTGGTATAGGGGCCATAATCGCCGGCATCGCCGCTGGTGCGTACCTCATTTACAAGAACTGGGACAGCATCGCCGGCTTCTTCAAAGGTATCTGGTCAGAAGTGAAGCGCGCGTTCAACGACGGCCTGGGCGGCATCGCCAAGCTACTGATCAACTGGTCACCCATTGGCCTGCTCTATAAGGGCTTCTCTGCGCTCATGAGCTGGCTGGGCGTGGATATGCCCTCAAGCCTTACCGAGGCAGGCGGCAAGATGATTGGCGGC